CGATCACAACAGCGCAGCAGGCTGGCAGGTTGTACGGCTTCGGCTCTCCGATTTATCACATCATGCGAATTTTGCGCCCGGCTTCAGGCGGCACGATCGGCGGTATCCCGACTATTGTATATCCGCAGGCTGCTGCTCAGGGATCGACGGCTCGCGTGTTGAAAATTGCAGTTACCGGTACTGCTACTGCTAACGGCACACACACAGTTGTTGTCGCAGGCCGTCGCGGCGTTGATGGTTCAACTTACGATGTAAACATTCAGAAGGGCGACACGCAGGAGCAGATTGCGCAGAAGATTGAAGACGCGATTAATAACGTATTGGGTTCGCCCGTCACAGCTTCTGCGCCTGACGTTTCAGAGCCTTCTGCAAACATTGTCACATGCACTACGAAATGGACAGGGCTTACTGCGCAGGGTGTGGGTATTGAGATTGACACTAACGGCGTTGATCTTGGTGTGACATATGCTGTAACGCAGGATGCTGCGGGGTCTGGCACGCCGAGCATTCAGTCCGCATTGCAATCATTCGGCAACGAATGGAATACCATTGTCATCAACTCTTACGGGACTGTTGACAGCGTCATGGATTCGTTGGAAGCATTTAACGGCAAGCCGGATCCGGAAGTGCCGACCGGACGCTTTACCGGTATCATCATGAAGCCGTTTATCGCGCTTACCGGGTCTGTGGCAGAAGACCCGTCTGCGATCACTGACGCCCGTCCGGAAGATGTTACTATCGCAATTTGCCCGGCACCAAAGTCTGCGGGTCTGTCGATGGAGGCTGCCGCCAATATGTGTGCGTTGTTCGCGCGCGTTGTGCAGGACACACCGCACCTGGACGTTTCCGGCATGTCGTACCCCGACATGCCTACGCCTTCGGATATCGGTGTTATGAGTAACTACGACGATCGCGACCGCATCGTTAAGTTGGGCTGTTCTACCGTTGATCTCGTTGCAGGTCGGTACCAGGTGCAGGATTTTGTAACAACTTATCATCCTGAAGGCGAAGTGCCGCCTCAATATCGCTATTGCCGCAATCTCATGATCGACTGGAATATCCGGTATGGCTATTACCTGCGTGAGCAGATGTACGTAATAGATCATGCCATCGCAAATGACAACGATGTGGTGAGCGTAAGCAAAGTTGTTAAGCCCAAGCAGTGGCGGCAGGTCGTATCTGAGATGGCTGAGGATTTTGCCCGTCGCGGTATTATCGTTGATGCGGCTTTTATGCAAGACAGCATACAGGTTGGCATCAGTACTACGAACCCTGATAGGCTGGAGACTTTCTTCAAGTATAAGCGTAGCGGCTTTGTGCGCATCGCTTCGACAACCGCAGAAGCTGGTTTCAATTTTGGGTCAAACTAATTCAATAACCAAAGTAAAAAGTTACAACAATGCCAGTAGGTGGAGATATAGTCGAAATCACTTATAACCACCCGACACTTGGGTCGGGGGTTATTTATCCAAAAGCTGCCGAAGATAGCACGTTTGATCCGGGCGGGTTCCGGAGCAATGACGATGCGAACATGGTGGACGGCAGCGGCGAAATGATCGACCAGATGAACCGCGCGCGTTGGCGCTTTGAATGTACTGTCGCGTGGGATATGAACCTGCGCGAGGACTTGGAAAAGATCGCAGACATGGCGGCGTCACCCGTTCCGGCAGACTGGACGTTTTCGCATATCAACGGAACGGTGTACGGGGGCAAGGGCAAGCCTGTTGGCGACATTGCTGGCAACGGCAACGCGGCAACTTTCCCGCTTATTGTCGCAGGCGGCGGCAAGTTGAACAAGATTTCAGGATAACATTTTTTCACTTTTAAAATTCCTCCCAAAATGACAAAGGTATCAGCAGAGATCGCCAGGCAGGACGTAGAGCGCTGGCTTGACTTTAAGCGCGTGTCGGCAAAGAAACGCGCTGCAGTTGCGGACACAATAGAGGCCATAGCAGAGGCTATCGAGCAAGGCACGTTGGTTGTTAACGACGATTGCTCTATTACGCACAAACTTATTTTCCCGATTGAAAATAGTGAAGGGCAGCAAACGGTAGAGGAGCTGAAGTATAAAGCGAGGGTAACAACGGAGGCTATTAGCATTCGCATGAGGGATGTTAAGCTCACAGACGCTCATGGTATGTTTATCGCTTATGCGTCTGCATTGACAAACCAGTCTACTGCGCTGATTAAGAAGTTAGACACCGAGGATTTCCGCGTTGCACAAAGCATCGTGACTTTTTTCTTATAGACCCGGAGAGCCTCGATAACATAATAAAGACAGTGGTTCGGGAACATCATTGGCCCCCGGGTGTCATATCGCAGATGTATATCGACGAGATTGACGCGCAGGGGCTGCTCTTTTGGTACAATGACGTATGTGAAGTGATCGCTGAACTCAGCAGGAAAGTAAAGTAATGGCCGCCAAATTTGTCATACCAAGTTATTTCACTGCGATCGACAAGATGACAAAGCCGATGCAGCAGATGGCACGTAGCGTGAGTGCGTTCTCTGCTACGGCAACGCAGAACGTGACGTCATTTTCTCGTCGTGCGGTTGTTGGCATGAATAACTGGATCGGCGTTTCTGAATCCGGCATAGCAAGGCAGGAGCGCATGTTCCGGCGGTTTACTCCGGTTCTTTCGGAGGCCAGCAAGAACATGCTATCGTATGCGAAGGCTGCTGCGGTCGCTGGCGGCGCTACTGCGCTGGTTGCTTTTTCGGCCAGCCAGGTGCGGGCCTTTGAATCCGCTGTAGCATCGTTCCGCACGATCGTTTCCGATCTCAGCGATCAGGAGTTCGTGAAGTTCCGGGCTGGTATTATGGACGTCGCGAAGACCACGCGGACGTCTTCTGTTGATGTCGTGCAGAGCTTCGAGAAGATAGCCGGCCTGAACGCATCATTTGCCGAAACCGCAGAGGGACTATCCGCAGTGTCGAAGGCTGCTATTATTATGTCGAGGGCTTCGGGGGATACGTTAGAATCTTCTGCTGAGAGCTTGGTTGGGATCATGAACCAGTTCTCGCTGACTGCTGATCAAGCCGATAGGACTATCAACGTGCTGGCTGCGGGCCAGGCCGTAGGCGCTGCCTCCATTACGCAAACAGCGGAGGCATTTAAGAACTTTGGATCTGTGGCAGCCGGCGCCAATATCACGTTGGAGCAGTCTGTCGGGTTGATCCAGACGCTGGGGCAGTTCTCTGTGTTTGGAGCAGAAGCAGGCACGAAGCTGCGGGGGGCTATCCTCAAGCTGCAAAAGGCGGGGCTTGGTTATAAGAGCGGGCAGTTTCAGATCAACGACGCGTTGGTGGAAGCCAACCAGCGCATTGAGCGTTTGGGCAGCGCGAAGGCCAAAGATGCGGCATTGAATAAGATGTTCGGCGCGGAGAATATCTCCACGGGTCGGATACTGCTTGCGAACGTAGAGCTGTTCAAGCAGTTCACCGAAGGGGTGTCCGGCACGAGTGAAGCGCATAAGGCTGCATCGATTAATTCCGACACTTTGAATAACCGGCTAAAGGAGCTGGGCGCGGCGTGGACTAATATTATTACCGGTAGCGACGGGGCGGGGCAGTCATTGAGTTATGCGAAGCGCGTTATAGTACTACTTACAGACAACCTCGAGACGATCGTTAATGTCGGCGCAAGGGTGTTGACATTCTTCATTGCGTGGAAAGCGTTGATACTTTTATCGAAGGCGGCGCTGGTCGCATATAATGTGGTAATGGGGGTTGCAATAGCACTGCAGGGTAAGTCGGCATTTGCCGTAATGGGCAATGTGGTAGCGTATAAAGCTTACCGTGCGGCCGTACTGGTGGCCACCGCCGCACAATGGGCATGGAACGTCGCCATGAATGCCAACCCTATCGGCATACTTATAACGCTTATCGGCGGCCTAATTTTACTTACCATCGCTGCTGCAAAGAACTGGGACAAATGGGGCGAATCATTAGCGTTCTGGCTTGGCCCATTCGGGATGATCATTAGCCTTGTACAGTCATTTCGCCGCAACTGGGAGCTGATCGAAAAAGCATTTAAAGAGGGCGGCATTGTCAGCGGATTGAAGATGATCGGGAAGACAATCCTTGATGCAGTTCTTTCTCCGATACAACGTGTATTGGAGCTGCTATCCAAGCTCCCGAAATCATTGGGTGGTGGCATCGCTGCTGATGCAGCGAAATCTTTAGAAAGCTTCCGCCGTGGGATGGGTGTGGACATGACGAGGGAGAATGAAAGATATCGGCAGGCTAATCCGGGCGTGTACAGTCCCGCTATCCGTCAGGCACAGGTCATATCTGCCAGTGCAATACATGGGCTGCCGGCACTGGATCGCCGAAACGCGGAACAGCAAGTGAGCCGGACGGAAACCATCGATCACTCGCGCATCTCGATTGATGTCAACGATCCCAACCGGCGCACAACGGTAAGAAGCGACAACCCTGCAATACCTATTAACGTAACCCCAACATTCGGATAATGGCGGATCTGTTGATATATGAAACTGGGAATGGCGGTGACCTGAAGCTAAGGGGCAACGATCTTGCCATGGTTGATGGCGTAGAAAACATGCCGTATCTGGCGTGCTTTGGCGGGAATGTAGAGGGCAACTGGTGGGGTAATGAATTACTTATGCCTAACCGTCCTGATCGGCATTTTGTAAGCGAGACCGAAAGAACATTGAACAGTGTTGCGCTCAACAGCGCAGGCCGTGTTAAGATCGAGCAGGCGGTACTCAACGATTTGGCGTTTTTGAAAAAGGCAATGCCGGGTACATCGATTTCGGTTTCGGCTTCAATTGCAGGCGTTGACAAGGTTGTTATCAAAGTGAACATATCGGGCGAACAGACAGTATTTGTTTGGAACCCGGAAACACAAGAGTTACAATGACGAGGATACCTACGATAAAGGAGCTATTCGATAGCATATATGCCGATTTGGAATCGGAGCTGGATGTGAGCATTCCGGTTTTCGGTAAAGTATTTCTGACCGCATTGGCGGCGGTGCAGGCGGCGAAGTTGAAGCTGGTGTATCTGTATATCGGAAAAGTGCAGAAGAATATATTCATCGATACAGCTGAAAGAGAAAGCGCCGGGGGGACGCTGGAACGGTTCGGCCGGGTTAAGCTCGGCCGCAACCCGTTCCCTGCAACGCAGGGACAGTACGACGTAGAGGTGACGGGTGAGATCGGCGCCACCATTCCGGCGCAGACAACATTCAAGAGCGACGACAATTCTCAGAACCCGGGTAAGTTGTTTATCCTCGACGTTGCATACACTCTTGCCGCATCTACCGATACCATCACTGTCCGCGCACTGGAAGCGGGTTTGGGCAGCAGACTAAATGTATCGGAAACACTTACTGCAACTGCGCCTATTATCGGTGTTGATGAATCCGTGACTGTGATGGCTGAATCCGTTACGCCGCAAGCGGAAGAAGATATTGAGGAGTACAGGGAGAAGGGCATTGCGGCTTACAGGCTGGAGCCGCAAGGCGGCGCCGCTTCGGACTACCGGCTGTGGTCGTATGACGCGCAGGGGGTG